CTGAACCAGCCGCTATTCCTGGAGGTAATGCAGGGGTAAAGATAGTAATTGTTCCAAGAGCTGTAGCTGTTGCAATGCCTGGTGGTATTTCTGTTGATCCAAAGAATAATCCAGAACCACCTTGAGTTGTTCCTGCAGCTATACCAGATGGTTGATCTGCAAGATTTTGTACTAATGTACCTAAACCAGTACCAGCTGCAATACCAGTAGGAACTTCTGCAAAATTTAATGTAGGAGAACCTTGTGCAGTACCTGCTTCTTGTCCTGGTACGTTTTCAATAAAATCAAGACCTCCGGTATGCAAGATACCATTGTAAGCTTTCATTGTTCCAGAGTATCCTTGATTCAAAGGCCCAAGTCTTACGACAACTGAATCATTTGAGTTATCTGGTCTTGGGTTTTCTATTACATTGCTTCCAGTATTTTTAAAATACTTAGAAGGATCAAGTTGTGCTTGTTTAGATTCCCAATCACTTTTGTGAACCATCATACCAGTCCATTCTCTTCTAAGGTCTTTATGTTTTACCTTAAAACCAGAACGGTCATCAATTGCTACTGCATGTTTTCCTTTAGTATATCTTGCCATGTCTATCCAATATAACTTTTGTAATTTCGTGGTTGCCTAGCTAAAGCTCTCATTCTTTCAAACACCATTGAGTTGTTTAAAGAATTTATTCCTTGTCCGGATTCTGGTGTTGCAGCTGGTGCTATTGCCGGTGGCAGTGTTTCAATCCCTCCTACTTCTGACGAGTCTGGATTTGGTAGTATTCCACTTATTACTTCCGGAGGTGGCGCTACTACAGGACCACCAACTTCTGTTGTATCACCAGGAGTCGGTTCAATTATATTTCCGTCTGGTCCTAAAACAGGTTTACCAGTTATTCCAGCAATAAGATGTTCGATTGGTATACCTATTGGAGCATTTGGTCTTTCATCAATTGGTGGTTTATTATCAATTCCATAGCCTCCAGAAATTCCATCAGTTCCACTTAATCCACTTAACATTTCTGGTGTTTCTAAAATTCCTGTATACTCATCAATAGGTTGATCAGGTTTTGAATCTTGTATTGGATTAATAGCTAAATATTCTTCAGAATTTGGATCTAGATAAGGATTATTTGCAGCAAGGTGTTCTATAAAATTACTAAAGTCTAGGCCTTGAAATATATCTATTGGTCCATATGCAAAATTAAAACTCATTAGTAATATACCGCCGGTTGCACGTAAAAGCTTACACGTTCTCTATCTTCTTCTCTAGCTTTTTCCCATTCGTCTTTGTAAATTGCAGTAAGTTCTGCTCTTCTGTTTACATCTACAGTCCCAGGATGTTTGTGTGCTAACTTAACAGTTAGTCCACTAATCATAGGAGGTAGCATACGTTTTGGTATTTGAACGTTTTGTCTGTAATCAATATACGGAACTGTTACTTGTCCACCAGCTGTACTAGTCCATGCAACATCATCTGGATATTTAATCATCCATGCTTTTAATTTGTAGTAAGTTTGATCAGGTACAGGCCACAAATAAACTTTGTGTGTAGCTACACCACTGCTATCATATTGAGCATTACGCTCAACAGCATATTGTGATGGCTTGCCTGAAGTTGTTTTAGTTGGAAGTTGTAGATAATCAGTAAGACTTATACGTTCTATTTCTTGATCAGAATCTGGATCAGCATTAGTATCTGTTATAACTGCATCTAATACATCTGAGTATGTGTTAGAACTAAATGTAATGTATCCTTGATCTTTGGTCATGGTATGTTCTATTAAATCAAGAGTAAATAAATTTACACCATCATTAACCCATTCCAACATCAATAAGTTAAGAGAACGTCTAGCTGTAATTAAATCATAGCCGCCCTTAGAACTTACGCCAATTCTTTCATAAGCTTCTTGTATTACATCATCAATCGAAAGATTGAATGTTTGTGTGCCTGATGTGGCCATATTTTGTCCTTCCTATATTAAGGTACGAACAATCAAATAACACATTTGTGCAAATACAGTCCCGCCAATTACCCAGATAAATTTAGAAAGTTTATCAATATCTTGAGCCATGTGGGCCAAATGATTGTCCTTTATTAAATCTATTTTTTGGTTAAGTAATTTGAGGTCGCCTTTGATTTCTATAATTGCTTCTTTGTTAGTTTGCTCGCTCATTTATTACTCCACGTATGTCTTAGTACATTCCATAACAACAGTATACATATTACCTGCATCTGCTGTACCGGGTATAACTATATTAATATCGTCTTGGTTTGTGTTTGCGGATTGGTTTGCAGGAATTCCACCGAATTCTCTGAAGTCCCAATAACCTGTTCCAGTTAATCCAACAATAGGAATATCTCCATCATCATCTTCATAATCTAAACGAGCGTATGAATCTCCTCCATCGCCTGTATCACAAGCAAACCATAATCTTTGTACGCTTAAAGTTTTGCAAGTTGTTCCATTTGGAAGTGCATCCATTGCTGATACATCTCCGAATACTGTAGTACCGCCTGTACCATCTGATTGAATTACTATTTTAATAGTAACTCTTTTTTCATTTTGTTGTAATATAGTTGGACCTGTTACTGTGTCTGCCATATTGTTCTTCCCTTCTTAATCAAGAATATGAGGGCCCGAAGGCCCCCATTAATTATTATTAGTATTATGCAAACGGTGTTGCTAAAGTACCATCACCAACAAGCTTATCTGAATTCAGATGCCATACTGCTGTTGCACTTCCTTGTCCACCTGTTGCGATTCCTGTGCATGTAATAACACTACCTAAGAATCCACCAGTTGTACCACCATTCATAGAGAACACATCATCATCTGATCCGTCTGCATAGAATATTTTTGCTTGTGCTACGTCGTTATCTTTATCAAACAATGTAATCATTGAGTAAGCTGAAAAAATATCAACAGCTGTAGCTCCTTGAATGCTCAATGCATTTGAAGTAACAGTAGTTCCTACAATAAATTTATAAACTAAGCCTGCTGCTGCTACTGGTAAAGTTACCGCAACACCTGCCGCTCTATTAAATACAAAAGTAGTTCCACTTTCTGCTGATGTTACTGCTTTAGTTGCCGCAGTTAAAGACTCATAAGGTGCAACAATATTTGTCGCTCCTGTCATTTTCATAGTACCAGAACCTGATACATTACCGCTTGAATCGATATCAAAGTTAGTTGTTACGGTACCTACTGTAGATTTAGTGATTTGTTCAAAACCACCTTCTGATCTAATCGGACCGCTAAAAGTTGAATTTGCCATTCTTTAATCCTTCTGGGAGTATAGTCCCAAGTTATTTTCTTACTGTCTCTATAACGTCTGCTTGGCCAGTCAAGTAAGATTTGTTAAATCCAAGTAGTAAAGGGGACATTTCTGCCCCCTCTACAAAGTGTGTTATACGCCTTCGTTTCCGTATACGCCTCTCCAGTCAGAAAAGCCAAAGCTATATCTTTCTCTAGATTTGTATCTTACGTTTCCAGTTTCAAAGTCGCCTTCCATAGAAGTTGCGATAGGTGCTCTATTGAACATTTTCATTCCGTTAGGAACATCAGTTCTAATAAAGAAAGCATCTGGATCACTAAATCTGTGATTCACATGATAGCCACCTGGTAGCATTCCTGTAGACTTAATCGCATTCACATCATTGTCTGATGATCCTGGTTTGTACGGAGATGCCAGCAGTCTTTCCGCTACGAATACCAATTGTCTTGGTATGTGTAGTGTACGACCTTGAGCTGCAATCGGGATGTCTTTATCGTCAGTAAATCCTGCGATATCAATCAATGCTGTTTCAAGAGAAGCCTCTGAAAGGTCAGCATAAGTTGAAGGTCTGTTAGAACCTGTTGATCCTGAAGCTAATGGGTGAGCGTTAGATACTAACTCTTGTCCATCGCCGCCTGTGAAAGAACTATTGAAAGCTCTGTTGTAGACGTTTGCCGCTTTAGTTTGTTTAGCAGAAGCCATTGAACGTGCTAATGCTTTTGTTAATCGAGTAGATAACTTGTCATACAAATTGTCTTCCATAGCTTCCTCAGTAATTGAGAATGCCATAGCGACAGTTTCGTTAGTATAACGAGAAACATACCCCTCACCAGTGTTGCCATATGCAACAGCTTGACCTTCGAATTTAGTTTGAGCTGCCTCAAAACCTGGGAATAATACTTCCTCTTCGAAAGCTCTATTTGATGATTCCTCATCGAACAGTACTGCGTGCTCATTTTCGTAACGTGAATATTCTGTTCCGAAAATTGCGTTCAAACCAGGTACTAATTCTTTGAGTATTTGACCTCTAGTAATTGCCATATTCTATATCCTCCTAGATATTATATACCTGTAACGCCAGTAGCGCCATTTAGGTGTTGGTGTGAGTTAATTTTCACTACTATATCCATAGTAGTACCAGTTGCAGTGTACGTTCCGTCAGCTTCTGCACTACCATAAACTGATAGTGGGAAAGTGTTAGTAGTTGCTACTGTAGAAGCATCAGCTACCATTCCTGATTTATGCGTAATTGCCGAACCTGTTGGTGAAGCTACAATTTGTACTAGCTTTCCAGTTGAGTTCGCTGCAGTTAAGCCTGTGCCTGCTTGATCTGATTGAATCTTAAAGATTGTAAACGGATCGTCGTAAACATATGCTTTATATTGTGCTTTCGCTACAGTTCCGTTCGCAATTGAACGTACGAATTTTACATCGCCTGTAGAATTATCTTCGTATTCTGCTCCCCAGAAAACACCGACAACAGAACCCGGAGATGCTGCGCCGACATCAGTTACTAGTAAGCCTGAGCTATAAGTAACAAGGTCGCCTTCGAAGTACGCAGATGGTGCAGTAGCAGCAATTCTATAACCATTCATATCTGTATAGTTATTTAAACGTACTGTACCTCCAGCTGCATGTCTTATTGGTGATAGACCGTATCCAGCCATATAATTTCCTCCTTTAGAAAATTAATTGTTATTATTAAAAGAAAACTAGATAACTAGATATGTCTAATTATTTAGTCTTCGAACTTTGTTTCTTTTGGACTTCCACCTGTAACTGTAGTCTTCGATTCGTCCATGCCACGCATATCACCTTGACCTGCATTCTTTAGATCTTGTGCATAGGCTTTTCCCATTAACTCAGCTTGAGTATTATAGTGTTCAGTTCTTTGATCTGCAATTTCTTGCGGAACTTTCATGAGAATTAAATCTCCTGATCGAACTGTGCCTGCGTGTTTACCTGTATCTAGAACATCTGGATAGGCATTTTCGCCTAATTCATCTGGTGTTACAGGTTCATAGCCTTGTCGAACTCTACCATTTACATTTGCATCATCAGAGTTGTTAAACAATTCATGTCTAACCCAACGATAGTGCATGCCTTCAGGTGGTGCTTCCACCGTAAGTTTACTAGGTGCTGTCCAAACTTTTTTACGAGATGTCGAAGCCCGTGTAGTCTTTTTTCGACTGCTTTGAGTTGCTTTTGTCATATTATCCTCCCGCCTTTAACTGGCGTTGTTTTTGGCGTGCGTATTCTTTTAGGTCTACTCCAAGTCTATTTGCCATCTCAACTTCTGTTTTTGATAACTTAATCTTAGAACTACCAGGGTTTGCACGTGATCCCCCTACGACTGTTGGAACCTTATTAACATTCTTCTGCTTAAATTTCTCAGGAAATTCTGAGCGTATTCTTGCATCAAGTTCATTATAATATTCATCAGAATCTTCGTTAGGTACAATACCATCATCTACTAATTCTTTGTGAATAACTAATGCTGCCTGAGACATGATTCTGTCTGAAGTGTCCGTACCACCAAACCATCTATTTCTTTTTTGCCATTCAACTGCCTTACGGTCAGGAGCTGGCGCATATTGGTTAGGTTGTTTCGAAGTTTCAATAACAGGATCAGGTGAAGATTGTTCGTTGGGTTTTTGAATTTGAGATTGTGCTCTAGCTTTGTATTGTTGAGCTACAAGAGTCTCAGCTTTTACGCTTGCGAGTGTATCTTGTGCAGTGATCTCTTCATCAATGTTGCCATTTTCTTTAGCAATCTTCAAAGCAGATAGGGCTTGTTTTTCTTGACTCTCTAATTTATCAATATAATTGGAAATAGCACTTAACTCATTGTCTTTGTTTTTGTCTTCAAGTTTTCGTGCTTGAGAATGCCATGAAGCTTTATCTTGCTCTGCAGCTTTTAACTTTTCTTCAAGTTCCTTCTTTTGTGCAACAAGCCGCTTTATCCGTTTTTCAGCGCGCTTGCCAAATACTTTCTTTGAATCTTCAGTATCTTCTTCCTCAGCTTCTGGTTCAGTTTCAGTAGGTTCTTCAGATGTTTCTTTTTCTTCTTCCTCTACTTCGTCCGTCTCTTCAGCTACGGTTTCTATTCCTGTGACTGGAGTCTCAGTATTATTTGACTCTTCAGGAGTATCTCCTTCATTTTCAGATAAGTCTATTATAACCTCATCGGCTTCTTCAACTGTATCTTCTATTCGTTCGTCTATCATATCAGACCTTTCCTTGGGTGCGACCCACGTTTAACGCTATCTACTATTGATTAGTATGCTGTAATTTTACAACATATTGTAGCAGAATGCAAGGGTTATTTTTATTTTAGTGAAATTTTGTCGGGATCTGGAACAAGTCCAATTACTTCATCATCATTAATGATTACATAATCTTCTTCGTCATATCTAAGTTTACTTCCAACATACTTACCAGTAAGCACCCAATCTCCTACATCACACCATTTTTGGGACTTATCCTCATAACAATCAGGCCCCATTGCAACAACTTGTGATATATTAGTGGCTAACTTTTGATGATGTTTAGTCTCATCAACTAAAATAATGCCCCCTGCTGTCTTCTCTTGAAGTTCTCTAGGCTTAAGCAATATCCTAAAACCAGCTGGTGTTGGTAAACTATTTTTCTTTTTTGACATATTATTCTCCTGTTTCTTGTTTAATCATCTTCACATACTCTTGATGAAAACGATCTTTCATATCAGCTAATGTTTGTCCAACACCAACTAAATATCTATAAGTTGCAAAATCTTCAGCCGCTCCGCCAACTACTTGTTGTTGGTTTACTTCGATAGCTTCAGTAAGTATTGCATCTACTTTTTCTTTAAATGTGCTTGCGTTCATATATTCTCCTGTAAGGGGGGCAAGTTAAAGTTATTTAATCTTAATTGTCTTTGGTTTCTTTTCTTCTGGTACAATCTTTTCTAATTGTATAGTAAGCATACCATTTATTAGTTCTGCTCCATTTACAACCACATCATCAGCAAGGCAAAAGCTACGAGTAAAAGCACGCTGAGATATACCTTTATGCGTAAGTTCTTTAGCTTTCTCTTTATTCTTTGTTGTAGTGTAGTCATAATTAGATTTAATAGTTAATGTATTATCAGCATAGGTAACTTCAATATCTTTCTTATCGAAGCCAGCTAAAGCCAGTTCAATTATATAATTAAAGTCATCTGTTTTTCTGATATTGTAAGGTGGATAACTCGGAGCGTCCATTTGTATGGAGTGGAGTTTATCTAAGAATGAATCAAAGCCAACAGTAAAAGGTCTGTATGGTTCCCAATTCATTAGGTTAAGTGTCTTGATCATAATAATTTCCTTTCAAGCAAAATTAATTTAGACCCCATTTGGCGGTCAAACTAATTATATAGAAATTACTTCACATTGTCAAGTAGCTTAAAGTACGTTTCTTGATAGTCGTTAAGATCCGCAAAGTTCTTTATTCTATTGTCATTAATACAAAGCTGTTCGTATAATTTTTTATTGTCTAGCCACTCTCTGCCAGTCCAAAACTCAAAGCCATCATATTTAGATTTATACATGCTGCTATTTTCATAAGCGTATGACAGATAGTATTTATCATAGCCATTATCTAATGCCCATTTTATTTCATAGAGCGTAGCAAATGAACCCATACCTAACTTAGGATCTTCGTAGTCCCAGGCAAATTGTCCTGTAACTAAATGTTTATTAAATGTAATTAGTTCTGTAAAAGCTATAGGTTTATCATCTTGATAATATACAAAGTATTTCCAATCAATTGGATCATCACGATAAAACTCTTCACTTTCTTCTTCGTTATTTGTTTCATGAAAGTTTTTATATCTTACATATTTTTTGTAAATACTAGCTAACGTATCTTCAAGTTCATCGGTTAACTTGTTAAATATTTTTACAGATATATTATCTTTTTTTAATTTATATCTTTTGTTTTTATTAAATTTAAATTTAGTTAAATCTAATCTAGCTCCCCTGGCATTAATCCAAGTCTGTCCATCTAGTTTAGTATGATACCAAGATAAAGGAATCCATCCATTATCTAAAGCATAATCATATTCATCTAAATCGAACTTAGCTAATATTAAAGAATATATTAAATCGTAATTAGTTAACTTACCAGCAATGTGGTCAAAGAATATTTTCACTTCTCACGTTCAAATTGTGTCATGTAAGAATCATCAGTCCATGAATCTTCACGAGTATTCTCCACCGTGTAAAAGTTTTGATCAATTAAATATCCAGGATTTTCTTTTATGCGTTCTTCCATATATGCATCATCATACCATATAATTCTATTGTTTGGATATGCAAAGAAGTTTCCTTCATCCATTCTAAACATGTGTGCGCATTTGTGTTCTGGATCTTCTGAAAAGTTTGTATCTAAAAAAGAAGCTTTATCTTCCCATGCCCAGTCAATAGTAAACATATAAGTGCCTTTACGTTTAACACCTTTACAATCTACTAACTCAGCTCTACAATTTGCTAATCTATTTCTACGCTGTACATTAACATAAGGAGAAAAACAATCCCAGTATTGATGAATATTTAATTCGTGTTTAGGAGCATCTTTCTTCCACACAAAAGCATGTATAGGCCGACGTGTCCAATTAACTCCGTTAGGTAATAAACATTCAAACAATAAAGCTCTACGCTCTAATGAAGCTACACAATGCACATCACAAAATGTATGTTCACCGTGCCCCTTTGTATGATCAAAGAGATATTCGTTTTTAATGTATGCCGAGAACGGCGGTATGTTATGATTTAAATATGCCATGGTTCTCTCCTACCACTTTACTTTATCAGCCCAATAGGCTGCTGACATTTTACCTTTTGATATATTTTTACGATGTCTAGCTTTAAATGATTTACGTTTAGCTTTCATTCTAGCAGACTCTCCAGCTTTAGGTTTACCTGCAGTGCTAGCTCCTTGCTCTCCAAATCGTATTGTTTTAATCTTAGAACCTTCTTTAGCAACCACTACGTGTGATTTCTTTGGATGGCTAGGAGTTCTTTTAGGTTTATTAAAACCTGACACCCCTGCTCTAGTTAATCTTGAATCTTTACTCATCTGTATCTCCTTGTTTTCTTTGCAATAGTCTTTGGTTGTTTAACAAACTGTTTACCTTTTTTAGTACCTTTTCTTTTAGCTGCAGTAGTTGCTGCATATTCTTTAGCTGATAAAGATTTAATAGCTTTTTCAGGAAGATAACGCTCACCAGTCTCAGAAGATTTTTTCCCTGACTTAGTGCGCCACTTTTGTTTGCCCCAATTCTTAAGACTTTTTTGACTTTTTTTTAGTGCCATTATATAATTCTTTCAATCTGCTTATAGGAAAATTTTTATATGTAGATGTTACCATACGGTTTCCTACTCTAACAGGTTTTATTTTAAACATTAGCTTTTGTATCCGCCTCCTGCTTTTTTATAAGCTTTAGCTAATGCTTGTGCTTTACGAGCAGACCATTGTCCAGCTGCAGTACCATGAGATGCTTGAGATTTTATTCTATTAAATATCTTCTTACGCATTCCAGGCTTAGTATAGTTACCTGCTTTGTTTACTGTACTTTTTGGTTTTCTTTTAGTTGTCATTTTTGTTTGTGCCCTTGTTATCATATTATTCTTTAATAATTTTATCGCAATGTTTTACACCAGTTTGATCCGTTGTCATTAAACATTTTTCTAAACTGCATGTATATTGTACTTGGTTTCCTGAGTTCCTCTCCGCCGTGCGCTTAGCCATAAGGCATGTACTCAAATTATCCTGATGATACCAACCTTCTATAGTTTTGTTACCACCATCATAGACGTACAAACTAAGTATAATAACTGTTTCAATGATTCCCATTTTTTCTTTCTTCTAAATCTATAATACGATCTTCGTGAAATTGTATAATCATTTCATTCTTTAATATAAGAGGTACTTCAGCTTCCATTTGTTCTTTAAGTTTTTCCGTACTCTCAGCCAGGTACTCGACTAACATGTAAAGCTCTTGTACTTGTGGACTAACCATGTCTCCTTTAGGAACTCCGTCAATAAAAGTATTAGCAGCTTCTAAATCTTTTTCCATTAACTGTAATTTTGTTTCTATATTATTAAGTCGCTCAATGACGCCAAACCCGAACCAAGCACCCACAAGACAAGCGCCAATAATAGTAATAAGGTTACGCGCTGGCATTGAGATAGCGGTGTTTTCATCTACGTCTAATCTTTTCATACTTCATCTAGTTCTACAAATTTACCTTCACAAAAATATTCAAATGATTGCATTGACATTCCATCTACGTTTCTAAACTTTAATAATAAACTATCTACTAATGTAACTTTATTATCAAATAAATATTGTTGACAAGCATCTTCAGAACCAAATTGTATTTCTTGAAGGTAACTGTTTCTAGTCTCTTCTCCCCCGTACCACATCATAACAGTAAGAATCCAAATCATTAAATCTCTCCGCTAATTTTAATTGAACTAGCTCCTGTTTGTGTTGCAACATCCATTGCTTTTTCTACTAGCTCTTGTTTCATTTCACTTTCTTTATTCATTTGATCCATCATCATTTTATCTTCTTTTAGTTTACGATCTTCATCTTTGTTTTCATCTTGAATAATAGTTTGTGCTTCTTCTAAAGCCATTTTATCTTCGTGAACTTTTAAATCATTCATCATTTTTTGTGCACGTAAAGCAAGATCTTTTTCTTGTAATTCAATTTGAGGATCTTTCTTTTCACCTGCCATGATCTTAGCTTTTTCTTCATCAAGTTGTAATACTTTATCTGAAGCTTCAGCTGACATCATTGCTATTTGATTTTCTAATTCAGGTGGAAGTTGTTGCGGTGGCATTTGACCAGGTTGCCCAGGTTGACCAGGCTGTTGTTCCATAGGATTAGACATAATCATTTGTTGCATTTGTGGATCAGGAATCATCTGGGCCATTTCTTGTCTATACTTCATAGATAAATGTTCTTGAATATGTGCCATTAATATTTGCGCCATCTGTCTATTTTCATTATATGCTGGATTCTGTAACATAGTTCCATGTACAATAATATGTGCATCATGATTTTGATCTATTCTAGGTTTTAAAGGCGTGCCTTTCATAGCCATCATGTTCTCAGTAATAGGGTCTCCAGTAAACGGAGGTTGTGATTGTGCTAAATATCTTTTAGGATCCTCAACACCCATGGCAGAAAATAATTCTTGACTAATTAATTGCATGTTATATTGTGCAGGATTCTGTTGTGCTATAGACATAATTGCATTTATTTTAGCAATACGATGCGCTTCTGTGGGCATATTAGGATCTGACACAGGAATTACATCAATGCTTTTTAAATTAAAGTCTTGACTAAATACTTGCTGTGCCCCGCCTGCAACTTCATAAGGATATACATTTGGTAAATACTCTTGATCTAATCTTGCAAGAATTCTTAAATCTTTAGTTTGTGCTTCATGCATACGTTTATGTACCGCTGCAAACAATTTACTAGACTGTTCTAGTAAAGCCATAGTGGTTCCGACCGGTCCGTAATTGCTTCCAGATTCTACCACATTATCTGTGGCATCTGCAAACTCACGCGCGGCGTTAGTTACATATTGCATTAGGTTAAATAATGTACTTGACGGTTCTTTAAATGGCAAAGGTTGTAGAGACTTTCCAAGATCACCAGCCGGACTATTTACTTCACGCCATTCACCAGGGGCAATAGGTTCATCGGGTGCTAAGACACGTAATCCGTGAGCTTTGAATCCTCCTGGTAAATTTGCGAATGTTCCAGCATCTATAAGCTGGCGCATTGATGAAGTTGCGGTTTTTGTTAAACCACCAATTAAATGTAAATAACCATAACCATAAAAACCTAAACCAGGTATCATAGTATAGTGTGTAAAATATAATTTCTTTTTTCTAAATGGATCTTCTAAGTCCCAGTTTCTTCTAATAGATAAAACTTTTTGATCTGCAGTCATGTAAACAATGTAAGGAAGTTTAACTCCAGTAGGATCTTCAAAACCAGGAACATCTGCATCTACATGCATCTCTAAAATTTCTACTCGCTCACTATTGTTGCCAGGCTTACTTAAACCAACAGCTTCATTTGCTGCATCGTCTGCAGCTGACTCTGATATTTCTGAATCTTCTGAATATTCTATGTCAGCAAATAATTTTGCTAATTGTAATTTTCTAATTTGATTTGAAGAAAGTGTGTATCTGTGTGTAAAACGTTCTGCTGTTTCTAAATTAGATGCATAGTAGTCTACATAAAAATCTTGTGCTTTAATATATTCAGTGCGTGGTCTATTTAAAG